GCCGAGCCGGACGACTGGCAGATGAAGGTGCTGCGGGCGCTGGCGAGGGGGCACACGCGGATCGCGGTGCGCAGCTGCCACGGGCCCGGCAAGACCGCGCTGGCGGCGTGGGTGGCGGTGTGGTTCAGCAATACGCGCGCACCGTTCAAGCTGGCGATGACGGCGCCATCCTCTCCCCAACTTTTTGATGCCCTTTACCCCGAGGTGATCAAGTGGCTGGATCGGTTGCCGGGGGCGTGGCGCGAGCTGTGGCATGTGACCAGCGACCACATCACGCTGAAGAGCAACCCGGAGTGTTTTATTACGGCGAGAACCAGCAGGCCCGAGACCCCGGAGGCGCTGGCGGGGCTGCACAGCGACAACATCCTGCTGGTGGTGGACGAGGCGTCCGGCGTGCCGGAACAGGTGTTCGAGGCGGCGAGTGGGAGCATGAGCAGTGCGGGGGCGATTACGCTGCTCATCGGCAACCCGACACGGTCATCCGGGTTCTTCTGGAAGGCCTTTATGTTGGAGCGGGACCGCTGGTTCTGCATGAAGGTCGGGCACACCGACAGCCCGCGGGTGACGCAGGACTTTGCCGACGAGATTGCCGGCCGGTATGGCCAGGACAGCAATGCGTACAGGGTCAGAGTCCTCGGGGAATTTCCGCTGGCCGATGCCGATACGCTGATCCCGGCTGAGTTGGTTGATGGCGCGATGGTGCGGGATGTCGCGTTGGACGGCTCTCCCGAGATCTGGGGCGTCGATGTCGCGCGGTTCGGGACGGATGCCAGTGTCCTGATCAAGCGGCGGGGCAACGTGGTGCCTGAGATGCCGCGCAGCTTCCATCAGCTGGATACCATGATGCTGGCGGGGGCGATCAAGGCCGAGTGGGACGCCCAGATCACCAAGCCGGTATTGATTTGTATAGACGTGATCGGGATTGGGGCCGGGGTGGTTGATCGCCTCAACGAGCAGGGGCTGCCGATATTAGGCATAAATGTTTCGGAGTCGCCGAGCACCACTGGGCGCTATAGCCGGCTGCGCGACGAGCTGTGGGTGCGGTGCAAGGAGTGGTTGTCGTCGCGTGCGGTTCGGCTGCCGCGCCACGAGCGGTTGCGGGACGACCTGGTGGCACCGCGGTATTCGTTCCTGTCGGATGGCCGGTTGAAGGTCGAGGACAAGAACAGCATGCGGGCCAGGGGATTGCCATCATGTGATTACGCGGACGCGTTGAACCTGACGTTCTGTCAGCAGGGGCTGGGGGTGGGCTCGGGGATGAGCGGCGGGATCTACGACAAGGTGGGGATGCGGATGGAACTGGGTGCCGAGGTGGAGGTATGAGCGGGACCATGGTGCCGTCCGGGTTGCTGGGCGTGCCGACAGGCGGCCCGACTGCGACGCAGGGCGACCTGTATAATGCGATTGTCGGGATGGGGTGGGCGCCGCAGGGTTATGGTCCGATACCAGCCCAGCAGGCAGCGCCGGCGCCGGCGGCCCCCACGGCCTATGACAAATGGGGGCATGTCGTCACGGGACAGCCGCAGCCGCCGGCCGCACCCACCGTGCCGTTGCTGAACGTAGGGCCAGGGTTGGCGCAGGCACAGCAAGGGTCCGGCGCCGTCAATCCTGGTGCCAGTGGCTACGACATGTGGGGCAGGCAGGCACCAGCGCCGGCGCAGGCCGCGCCGCAGCTTCCTGGGTTGGCCGACATCCTTGCGATGATCCAGGCGGCACAGGCCAGGCAGGCGGCGAATGCGCCCGTGCCGCCGGGACTGCTGGAACACGACGCCAGCGAGGGCGGCGGCGGCGCAGAGGGGACCATGTAGTGAGCGGACTGATCGTACGACCCGGCGGCCTGCTGTCCCCCATGGGAATGCCCCAAGGGATGATCCCGCCCCTGCCGCCGCTGCAAGGCTTGGTGCCGTCCGGCATGCAGCCACAGGGGTTGAGCCTTGGTAGCGAGCAAATGCTCGCCTACCTGGTGCCTCAGCCACGGGCAGACGTTCCCGGCGATCCGGACCAGGGGCTGCCGCCAAACCTGCGGCGCTACGCGGCCGGATTGCGCCCGACCGTCAAGCCGGAAGGCGTGCCCTGGCAGCAGGAGATCGTTTTCGAGCGGCTGGGGAAGGACGATCGCGAGATAGAGGCCGTCGCGCAGTACTATTTCCGTATCGCACAGAATTATGACATGTATCTCAGCCGCGAGCGGATCACCGCGTCCCAGTATTACGATGGGCGCCCATTGGGGGATGAAACGCCGGGGCGCTCGCAGATCGTGCTCACCGTGGTGCGGGATACGATCAGGAGTACGCTGCCCTCGCTCCTCCGCGTGTTCACGGGTGTTGAAGACCCGGTCAGCTTTGAGCCGATTTCTTCTGAGATCACCGGCAACGATCAATTGGCGACGACACTGGCACGCCAGGCGACCGATTATGCCCGCTGGGCGCTGATGACCGCTAACCACGGCTGGCAGGTGTTGCACGACGTGCTGCTCGATGCGCTGACCAGGAAAGCTGGCTGGGCGCGCTGGTATTGGGGCAAGCGGGAGCAGGTGCGGACGGATGTCTGCGAGGGCCTACTGCAGCCGCAGCTCCAGATGTTATTGGCGCAGCCGGGCATCGAGGCGCAACGCATCGTCCGGCGCCCGATGACGGACGAAGAAGTCTCCACCCTGCAAAAGACCCCCGATGGGGCGATGTATCTGCAGTCGGGTGGTGCTGCGGAAATGTGGAGCGCCACCATCACCCGCACCGCGCAGCAGAACTGGCCGGTGGTCGAGGCCGTGCCCGCCGAGTGCGTCTGGGTGGTGGCCGACGCCGATACCGTCGATGGCGCCCGTGGCATCTTTCACGTGCGCGATGTACCGGCCAGCGACCTGATCGAGATGGGGCTGCCCGAGGACAAGATCCTCGCCTACTGCGACACCATGATGCGGCCGCAGCAGCGCCGCGAGATGATCGCCCGCAACCCGGCCCAGGGGCACAATATCAAGCCAAGCCCGCCGGGTGACCGCAGTATGGGCATCTGTCGCTACGCCGAGGGCTGGATCAGGTGCGATACGGATAACGACCACAAGGCGGAACTCATCCACGTCCACATGCTGGGCAATGCCACCAAGATGATCCAGTGGGAGCGGGTGGATGAAATACCGCTCGCGTGTTTTACCCCGTATCGGGAGCCCGGGCGGCTGATCGGTTACAGCCAGGCCGACATGGTGATGGACCTGCAGCGGGTCGAGAGCCGGGTGATGCGCGCGACGCTGGATAGTTTAGCCCAGAGCATGTTCCCGCGGACGGTGGTGACGCTGGGGCAGGTCAACCTCGCGGACGCGCGTCAGACCGCCATCGGCAGCATCATCCGGACGACCCAGGCGGGCGCCGTCACCGAGCTGGTGAAGCCGTATACCGGCGAGGCCGCGCTCAACATGATGCAGGCGCTGGAGGCCATCAGGGAGAGCCGGACAGGCATCACGCGAGCTTCGCAGGGGCTCACCGTGGACGAGCTGCAGAGCACGGCACCCGTGGCCGTGTCGGCGCAGACCAGCGCAGCTCAGGACCGGCTCGACATGATGGCGCGGACGTTGGCCGAGACTGGGCTAGCGCCGCTCTACAGTGGGCTATTGCGCATGATGGCCAGGCACCAGGACCGGCCCAACGTCTATCGTATCCGCGGGCAATGGGTGCCGATCGATCCGCGGGCGCTCGGCGTGATGTGGCAGACCAGCGTGAACGTCGGCGGCAAGGGCATGCCGATGGAACGGCTGGCGATGCTCGCCCAGATCGCCGGCAAGCAGGAAATGATCATGCAGACGCAAGGGTTAACCAATCCCTTGGTCGGCGTGCCGGAGTATCGGAATACGCTGTCGCGCATGTTGGAAACCGCCAACATTGCCGATGTCAGCTCGTATTTTAAGGCATTACCCCCCGGGTTCCAGGCGCCGCCACCACCACCGACACCGCCCGATCCGTCGCTGATCCTGGCGCAGGTGCAGGCCGGCAAGACCGCGGCCGATGTCGAGAACGACCGGGCATCGGAACAGACTAAGCGGGCGCAGATGCTGACCGACGATGATCTGAACAGGGACAAGGCAGCGCTCGACGCCTGGACCAAGACCTGGGTCGCTGGGGCCCAGTTCGGCACCCCCGTGCCGTCGCTCACCGAGTTCCAGCAGGCGATGGCGTCCAAGGTGCCGGGCATCCAACTGCTCGGCAATCTGCCGCCACCCACCAGCCCGCAGATGCCAGCCACGGCAGGACCGCCCCCAGGCCAGCCACCCCAAGGCCCACCACGGCCGCCGCAGGCGCCAGCAGCCCCAGGGCCGTCCATGGTGCCGCCACGCCCACAGCAGCCCATGGGCCCGCCCGCCGGCTCGTTCAATCCAGCGCAGGCGATGGCCACCCGCCAGGCGCTCATGCAAGGCCAGATGCCGAGCGCGTATGGCAACATCGCGGCTAATGCGGCGGCGAAATCGCTGTTCGGACCCGGAGGGCCGCCTCTCCCGCGGCCGGGCGGGTCGCCGCCACAACCAGGACAATGAGCCCCGCAGAACTCTTGCGCATCTTGCAGGAGCGCAATTTCGATGCCGACGGATATGTGCGGGAAAAGTTCAGGCAACACCAACTCGGGAGAACCACCATGGTCACACGCGCATCAGGCAGCCAGTCAACGAAAACGGTGCCCCGCCAAGGTCAGAACAAGCCAGCCAGCGGCGGGGCAGCCGGGGCCGGCAAAGACCGCGGCACCGCCAAGCTGCCCACCATCAGCAGAACCACGACCCGGAAGTGAGCGACCTCTCGCGCGAGGAACGCTACGAGATCCAGCGCCGCGGCGGTGAGGCGCATAGGTTGCTCCAGGATGCCGAACTGATGAGCATCCTCACCTTTATCCGCGAGGGCGCGGTGCAGACCGCTGTGCATGGTACCGATGTCCGTGAGCGCGAGGATGCCCGCAATCTGGCGCGGGCCATCGATCACCTGGCCACCGAGATGCGCTCACGCCTCGATACCGCGCTGCTCACGCAGCAGCGCGAGGCCGATGGGCGGAGGTTCGAATGAGGATGCGTCTCGGAAGATTTCTGGATCACGCTGGTTCTGCAGCAGCGCTGTATCGCTTCAATGCTTCAATGAGGTCCGAGACGCAATCGTCCGACTAAACGATAAAGATGCAAAGAGCAAACCATGAGTGAGAGTAGCAGTAGCCCATCCGCACCGGCAGCCCCCGCCACCCCCGCAGCAGCTCAGCCGGCAGCCCCGGCGCCATCGTCATCCGTCAATCTAGTCAACGCCCCCGCGCCAGCCAGCCAAGAGTCCATCAGCCTGTCCGATGCCGGGCGCCTGCTCGCCAGACGTCGCCAGGAGGCCGCACGCGAGGCGCAGCAGCCTGCGGGGCGCCCAACGCCTCAAGGGGCGCCAGCGGCTCCCGCAGCCCCCGCACAGCCCGCCGTGCAGCCAACCGAAGCGAAGGCAGCCACCCCCACCGATAGCTACGATACCATCGCCAAAGCCCTCGGGCTGCAGGAAGGGGTGCAGCCGCCGGTGGGACCCGACGGGACGGCACCAGCCGCCGAAGCACCAGCCGATGGCGTCTATACGATCGACGGACACCGCGTCACCGCCGCCCAAATCCGCACCGCCATGGGCCAGGCCGCGGACTACACGAGGAAAACGCAGGAACTGGCTGCCCAGCGCCAGCAGCTGCAGCAGCAGGCCGAGGCACTCGCCACCGTGCTGCCCCATATCCAGCCCGAGTTGGCCAAGCTTGGTGAGCGGCTCCAGGGCGCAACCCCGCCAGACCCGTCGATGATCGAGACCGACCCGCAAGGCTACCTCCGCCAGTTCGCCGCCTACCAGGCCGCCACCGCCGAACAGCAACGCCTCGGCACCCTCACCCAACTCCAGCAGCAGGCCTACGAGCGCTCAATGAGCCAGCAGGTGGAGGCCGGCAACAAGATGCTGTCGGAGAAATACGAGTTCTGGCGGGATGACGCGATGCGCAGCACGGTGCAGCGCGATATTGCCAAATGGGCCGAAAGCAAAGGCGGCTACACCCGCCAGGAACTTCAGGGGCTCTCCGACCCGCGCCACGTCGAGTCGATGATGAAGGCAATGATGTGGGACAGGATGCTGGAAGGCGCCAAGACCACAGCCCCCAAGGCGGTGCAGACCGCACAGGTGCGTGGCGTGCGCCCGCCACCCGCCGCCGCCGCCCAGGTGCAACAAGCCGAACAGGCGTTCGAGGCACGACCCAATGCCCGCAACGCCGCCGCCCTGCTCAGCGCCCGCCGCTCCAATGCCAACGGCAGCCCCCGGTATTGACGGCACAGTAGATACGCTCGTAGCGTCCCGCCGTCGCCCGAAGGAGTGCTTGCACCAACCGGTAGGGCGGGACGTGAAGTCGCGAGGATGACCAAGTTGGTCGCCGGCACGCACCGCAGTCGCAAGACCAAGCGGTAAACGCCCGAGCAGACCTCCAGTCGCTCCATTGCGAACCAGCAATTTTGGTTCAACCGGCACCAGGCGCACCGCGCCGTGCTAAGCAATGGAGTAGACCATGGCCGTTCCCGCAATGGGAGCTGCACCGTCAGGCACATATGTCGAGACTGCAGCCGTTGGCGTCCGCGAAGACCTCGCGGATATCATCTATCGCATCGATCCCGACGAGACACCGCTCGTGTCATCGTGTTCGCGAGTAGGCTCCAAGCAAGTCCTGACCGAGTGGATCGTGCAGGAACTCAATCCGGCAGCGGATAATGCTCAGCCTGAGGGCTTCACCGCTGTCATGCAGGCTGTGATCAAGCCGGTGCGGCTCAATAATGTCTGCCAGCTGCTCGCCCGCACAGTCGGGGTATCGAATACGCTCCGCGTCGTGGACGTGGTCGGCGGCGAAGACGAGTATAACAGGAACATGATTTTGAGGGGCATGGAGGTTAAGCGCGACCTCGAACTAGCCGTCACCTCGCCACTCGTCCGCACCATCACCGATCCTCGCCACATGTCGGGCCTGCCCTGCTACACCAACTTCGGGGCACGCGGCGCCGGCGCCGGCGTTATGCCGATCGGTGACGGAAGCAACGCAGGCACCGTCGGCACCGCATTCGACCTCACCCTCGCCGTGGTGAACGCCGCCGTGCAGCAGTGCTGGCAGGCAGGGGGTAATCCGACGCTCGCCATCATGAGCGGGAATATCAAGAACTACTTCGCGACGCTCAGCCAAGGCGGGACCGGCAACCCCATCGTCGCCCAGAACATCGTCCAGGCGTCACCAACCGGCGAGATGACCATCCAGGGCGCGGTGGACGTGTACCGCACCAACTTCGGCACCATCCAGTTGGCTCCGGATCGCTTCTGTCCGGCGCATCAAATACTATTGGTAAGTACAGATTACGTGGAAATGGCGCCTTTACCTGAGAGGGACATGATCCAGCAAGATTACGCACAAACTGGTGATAATTCACAGGGGGGTGTTGTATTTGAAGGTTGCATACGCCCTACTGCCCCGAAGGCGCATGCAACCATATTTGACCTTAATCAGTGAGGTCTATACTTTGATTTACTTCACTGAAGCGTTCGAGGTAAGAGGCCCCTTCCCGAAGCCGGGAGGGGTCATCCTCGGCGTTCCCGAGCATCAGGTTGCACTTGCGGCAAAGCCAGCCACGAAACTTGCCGGTTTGATGGCAATGATCGTAGTGCATCCCCTTCTTGGGATCAGGTGGTCCGCCGCAGATGTCGCACACCTTCGGTCGCGGTCTTCCCGCCATAGCCACCAAGTCCTGGCGCCATTTTTCGGTCTTGGCCTCAAGACGCTCCTTGTAAGTCTCGGTCAGTTCGCCGTTCTGATCGCGTATGGACGCGTTATTGGCTTCTCTGATCTTTTGGCGGTTCTTCTCGCGATAACGTCGCCGGTTCTCGCGCAAGGCTTCGCGGTTCTTTTGGGCATATTCCTTCTGATAGGCAGCGCGAGCCTCGCGGTTTTCCGCAACCCAAGTTCGCATATAAGCAGTCTTGATAGACTTGCGCGTCTCGTCATCATCATATGGCATCAGCTTCGGTCCTCTCCAGTAGGATCGTGGTCAGGGGCGCTGCTGGCTTCCCACAGCCAGCAACGCCCCGCTTATAGCGGATTACCGCTATGACGGAATACCTGTACGACAACTGGAACCCGGTCACGCGCCGCGGCACGACGATCGAGATCGACAGCGAAACCGGGCTGCCGCTCATCGTCCAGACGCAAGACCTCAAGCCCATCATCGAAGCCAACAAGCGCCAGGCGAATTCGTTCGATAAGCACCAGGCCAGAAGCCAGCCCGACGGCATCACCCATGTCGCGCGCATTCCGATGGTCATCTGGCAGCAGCTCCAGAAGCTCGGGATCACGAAAGACCAGAAGGCGCTCAATGCCTGGCTCGATGAGCGCGACAACCGCGTGTTCAGGACAGACGACGGACGACGCATCTAAAGGAGACCACCATGGCCAGCCCAACCAAACACGACGCTCCGCATGCCGGCAGCATGAAGCCCACACCCGGCGTCGGTGGCGCTCCCGCAACCGCGGGGAGCATGACGCCGATGGCCGGCCAGGTCGCGCAGACGCCCGAGACCAAAGGCGCCGAGCCGGTCATGGTCGAGGGCATCGACCCCGTGCTGCTGCATCGGCTGTTCCCGGAGGCAGACAGCGCCGCCGATGTCGAGGCCCTGGCACTCGCGCAGGGCAAGGAAACCTGGGAGCAGGGCGCGACGCTGGTCGCTGCGCAGCAGGAGCCGGTCTGGATCGAGGGCGACCCCGCAGTGGCACCCCAGGTGATACCGGGGCAGCCAGCGCCAAAGACCAAGCCATGAGCGGCACCACAGCGCCAGTCCTCGCGGACGACATCGATCCGGTGCCGCTGATCCGCATGTACCCCGAGGCCGACGGCATCAGTGACGCGAAGGTCAAAGCACTGGCACAGGGCGAGGAGACAGCCGCCGCCGGCGCGGTGCTGGAGGGCAGCCAATACGAGCCGGTGCTGATGCTGGATGCGGACGGCGCCCCGCCGCCTGTGACTGTCACAGCGCCCACCAACGTCGATGTGCCCTACGTCTCGCAGGTGGGCAGCACGCTCAACTGCACCATGGGGAACTGGACGGGCGAGCCGGCCGCTTACGTCTACCAGTGGAAGATGGACGGCGCCGACATCCCCAGCGATGGCATGGACCTTCCCGTCACCGGGGCCGATGTCGGGCATTCCGTCACCTGTGTCGTGACGGCTGAAAACGCGGCAGGCACGGGCACGGCCCCGCCGTCCAATGCCGTGGTTGTCGCGGCCCCCTGATGGCCAGCCTCGCGCAACTCCAGGCCGACGTGGCCAGCTACCTCAACCGGCAGGACATCCTGACCAACGGCGTCATGCCGGGCTGGGTGCTGGCAGTGGAGACTGAGCTGGCCGAGACGCTGCGGGCGCGCTGCCAGGTCAAGCACGCCGTGCAGCCGATCGACAACGCATACATCACCCTGCCGCCCGACTTCGCCACCATGGAGTCCATCAGGGACAACACCACGGGTGAGATGCTCGTCCTCAAGGATCAATGGTCGGGACATTGGGCACCGCAGTATGCGCCGATCGGCTGGCAGCCCTACGACACCATCACAGCCTTCAGCGGGCCATGCACCGCCTACCGCCTCGTGCATGACTGCATAGAACTGCTCCCCCACCCAACCATCCCAAATCCTCCTGACCCAAGCTGGGTGCCGCAACAGATAATGATGGGCTATTATACAAAGCCCGTCCCGCTTCGCCTCCCGACTGACACCAATCCCATTCTGGAAAATCTGTATCCCGTCTACCTGTGGGGCGTTGTTAAGCAAGGCGCCTTGTGGGCACTGGACGACGACAGGGCGACGCAGGCTGACACTACATGGCAGCAGGCCATCACACGGGCCAATCTTTGGAAGCAGCAGAGCGATTATAGCGGAGCCCCGCTGCGTGCCGAAGTCGCGGTGTGCTTCTGATGCCGCCGCAGATGCTCACCACCCGCGCCACGCCCAAAGCCACCAAGCAGGCCGCGCGCTACACGCCCGCAGGCGGCGCCGAGCGCTGCGGTATGTGCCGACACTT